AAGATGTTCCCCGGCCAGTTCCCGGCCAACACCGACCAGAGCGCCCCCACCAGAGCCCTTACGGCCCAATACGCGGCCCAGGGCAAGACGCCGGGCATGTTGGGGAACATCGCCGGGGATGCGCTCGGCACGGCCCCAACTATGGCGCTTCCCGGCGGACCCATGGTGCAGGGTGCTGTGAGCGGGATGGCGACCGGGAGCGGAACCACGCCGCAGGCCATCGCCATGGATGCGGGCACCGGGGCCATCGGCGGCTATCTAGGCGGCAAGCTGGTAAGGACGGTTGGCTCTGTCATATCTCCAGAGTTAAAGCCCCCCGTTCGGCGACTTTATGACGCCAACGTAAAGCTGGCTCCGCAGGCGATGGCGGCTAATCAGGGCTTTATCGGCAACGCCAACAAGCTTTCCGGGGGGTTCCCTGTGGCTGGCGAGCTAAAGCGGGCCGCCGACAATGCCTCGCTAGAGTCGTACCCGCTGGCGGTCGCCAACGACGCCTTAAGCCACATTGGCTCTCGCTTGCCGGATAGCACCGCCCTGGCCGACGTTGCGCCCGAAACGCTAAAGGCTGCGAACGCCGCATACAGCAAAGTGGGGGCCGGCAAAGACATACCGCTCGACGACACGTGGAAAGCGGAAATGGCGGGGCACAAGGCATCTATTGCGACCCTGCCTGCCGATCTTAAAACCAGATTCAACAAATATGTAATTCCACTGGTTGACAGCTATATTGATCCGGTTACAGGCCAAATTCCGGCTAAAAATATGGCAGCCCTAAAGGTTGACCTAAATAAAGAAATCGCCAATTGGAGCAATCCAGACGGATTTCAAAAAACGTATCTTGATGCCGTTAAAGGAATCCGCAAATCGGTGTTCGGGGCTTTGGGCCGTTCGGCTCCGGGGGCCGACGTTCAACTCGCCAATGCAGATGCGACATGGACAAAATACAAACTTTTGGCTGATGCGACTAAGCGGGCGGCTGGCGCTCCAAACGTACCAGCGGGGGGATTCACGCCCGCGCATTTGATGTCAGCCATCAAGGCTTGGATGCCTGACCTCATATCCAGTCGGACAGCTCCGCTTCAAGGATTGGCGCAGGATGGGCTTGACGTTTTGCCAAGGGCCTTCACCGCCCCGGTTAGTGTGGCCCACGCCATCCCCGAAGCTATGGTGACAGCCGGTGTGGGCGCCTCTGACCTTCTGGGGGGAAATCGTGCGTTGGCGCTCGCCGCGCCCATGCTGGCGGCGTTCATGAACGTAAACCCAGCCCTCACGCGGGCTGCAATGGCTTCCCGTCCGTCATGGGCACCTGTCGCGCGCGGATTGTTCAGCAGGTATGCTGGACCTCCGGCCCCAATCTTGGGAGGGGCATTGGCCGCCCAGGGTGCGCAGGCGGCCTCAGCCGCCGCCGGTTATCCCTACTACGGCGCAGGGCAGTAGCTACCGGATCAGGAACATCGCGGCGAGCAGGCAAAGGCCACAAGCGCCGGGGATTCCGAAGGCCACGAGGGCGGAGATGTTGGCGAAGTAGCGGTCGCCAAGCCTCAGCGCAAACGCCCGGATCGGACCCCCCGCTGCGCCGATCAAACCCGCCGCGATGAAGCCTGAAAGCGTCATCGAGCGAAACCCTTGAAGGCCCACACCAGGGCGGCGACCAGCAGGCCAACCGCTACAGGCGGCCCCGCGATGACAGAAAGACAGTCGTTGAGCGCGTAGCCCATCGACTGAAAAGCCCAGGCCGCAACCGCGACCCAGACGACCGAGCCCACCAGCCAAAGCCGGAACAGTCCCTTTTCCATAGGGCAGCTCTACCACAACCGAACGCCAACCCCAACCGCCCGGTTACGCCGCGCGGCCTTTCCGCATGGAGCCACCATGACTCACCGCAGCGACCTTATCCCGAGCGACGCCGTCGCGGTCACGACCAGCGACACGGCCGCCAACGCCTTCGTCGGTCTCTACGTCGGCGTGGCCGGCGATGTGGCCGTGAAGGGCGCCAGCGGAACCGCCGTCACCTTCAAGAACTGCCCGGCGGGCCTGATCATCCCCATGGCGACCACGCTCGTCATGGCGACCAACACCACGGCGACCAACATCCTCGGGTTCCTCGCCTAATGCACGCGCACGCGCTCTCCCTCAGCGCAGTCCGTTGCGGCGGGTTCGATCCGGCGACCGTGTCGCTTCTGGCGGCCATGTCGGTTCAACCCGACGCGAAGCACAAGCTCGCCATCGACACCTTTATCAAGGGCCTGAAGGCAGCTGGGCTGTGGTCGACCATCGACTACATGTGCGGCTGGGGCGCACTGCACGACGCGCAGGCGTTCCGCATCAACTGGCGCAGTCCTTCTCTGGTCGGCTCGGCGGTCAACAGCCCGACCTTCGCTGCCGACGGCGGCTACACCTTCGACGGCGCGACCAACTACGTGGACACCGGCTGGATCGCCTCGACCATGGCGCTCAACGTCACCACGTCGGGCGGTACGGTCGGCATCTACCAGGCGACGAACGTAGCCTCGAACGGCTTCGCCATGGGCACCGGGACATCGGGCAACAATCGCCTTGCGGTGAGCTCCAAGACCGCCACCAACTTCGCGGGCGCGGCGGTAATTTCGTCTAACGTGGTGGGAACCGCAGCGGTATCCGACGCCCGGGGCCTGACCACGGCTTCGAGGAACGGGACCACCAGCGTTCCGATATACAAAGCGGGCGCCCTAGACGAGACGATTACCGTGGTGGCCGGGGTTCTGCCGACCACCTCCGTTTTCCTCGGCGGCACGAACAGCGCGGGCTCCCTATCCACTGGTCTAGCGGCGCAGCTACGGGGCGCAGTCATCGCCGGGAACTGGAGTTCCACCCAGCAAGCGACGTTCTACGCCCTGGCCCAGGCCTGCATGACCTCCATCGGGGCGAATGTCTAACCCATGCGCCGGGCGCTGCGCTGGCTCGCCTACCTCCTCCTGCGCCTCACCAAAGGTGACCACACCCATGATCATCAAGCTTCTGATCGTGCCTGCCGCCGACATCATTTGGCTGCAAGGCATGACCTACAATGACAGCGACCCGACCCAGATGCTGAAGCCGCGCGTGATTGAGGCGGGGCCGAACACCGGAGACGGCGCCCTCGGCCTCGGCACCATCACCGACCCGGCCAATTCGGCGGTGTCATCCTACCTGATGAGCTGCGACCAGGTGGACATCGACACCGACATTGCCTGGCCGCCGGCTGAGTAATGCTTCTTCTGATCCTCAACACGGCCCAGGCCACGTCGGCTGACGCCAGCCCGCTCCTGGCTCCCCGGCTTATCGCTGCGGGGCCGGAATCCGGGAACTACGCCGTCAACCCCGCCGTGATCGACGACCCGGTCCATGCCGCCTACCGCGCCGTCTTGGTGCAGGGGCGGATTGTGGATCTGGACGTCGCGGGGGCCTGGCCCTCGGACGATTGACCCTTGGGCCGCCCTAACCCGGCGGGCCGCTTTCGTTAGGGCACACGATGCGGGAAATCCCCCAGGTCGCTATCGACTTCGTCAAGCGCGTCGAGGCGTGCCGCCTGAAATCCTACCAGGATTCCGCCGGGGTCTGGACCATCGGCTATGGTCACGTTGGGCCTGAGGTTCACGTCGGTGTGCTGTGGACCCAGGCGCAGGCTGACAGCGCCCTTGCGTCCGACCTCTCCACCGCTGCGGCCCGTCTGGCCTCCGTGGTCAACCGGCCGATCATAGACGACCTGACCGACAACCAATACGCGGCGCTCGTCTCCTTCGTGTTCAACCTCGGTTGCGATCCGAAGTGGACCATCTGGAAGGTTCTGAACCGGGCGCAATACGATCAGGTTCCGGCCCAGCTCGCGCGCTTCGTCTACGCGGGCAAGGTCAAGCTGAACGGACTGGTCAACCGGCGCAACGCTGAAATCGCCCTTTGGTCCACCGCCGAGCCCGGGTCTTCGGATGAGGCCCCGCCGTCCTCGTTCACCCGCGCAGAGCCCACACCCCCTGCGCCTGCTACGGGAATACCCCTGCACGCGCAAAAGCCGTTCCTGGCCGTGGCCTCCGCTGCTGTGCTCGGGGCGCCTGCGGGGATCAAGCAGGTCGCGGATGTTGTGGCGCCCTACGCCGACAAGTCGCACTACGTCGCCAACGCGGTCGAACTCTTGGCGACGGCCGGCGGGGCTGCTGCGGTCGCGGGCGTTGTCGTCCTGTGGCTTCAGAGCCGACAGGCGAAGCGATGACCGCCGCCTTCGTCCTCTCCTGGATCACCCATCACCTGAAACTGGTCGCATACGGGGTCGCCGTGGCTGCTGTCGTCTTCCTGTTCGCCGCCTACCATCAAGAGAAGATGACCCGCTTTGCCGCCGAGCATGACCGGGATCAGGCGAGAGCCGCCGCCATCGTTCAGAAGGGCCAAGCGGACCTGAACCAGACCGCCGCGACCGTGGCCGATTCTGCGGCCTCCAGAGCCGTCAACATCACCGTGAGGGCCGAAGATGCCGCCCATGTCGTCCAAGCCGCTCCTGGGGCTTCTGAGGCCCTTCCTGCTGGCCTTCGGGCTGCTACCCTTGACGCTATTGCCGGGATGCGCCGGGAAGCCGCCGTTGCCGATGGGGTTGAAGATCCCGGTGGCGCAAAGCCTGCGGGAACCGTGCCCCCGCCCGGAGGCTGAGTTCGTCACCGTGGGCGACCTGGCCGCGTTCACCGTGCGTCAGGAAGCGGCCATCTCGATTTGCGATGCGCGCCGGGGTGCAGCGGTCGCCACCATAGACGCCGCGAACGCCATGCAGGCCCAGTTTGCGAAGGCTCTCAAACCCAAGCCGTGGTGGCACATATGGCCCTGATCTCAGACGTCTTCGTGGTGCTCGGGCTCGTGGTCTACTGCACCGCGCTTCCGGCCGTCATCCTGTGGCTTGATCGGGGGTGGGCTCAGCAGGCTTCGGACTAAACTGGCGGGTCACGCTCATCACGCTTCCACGCAAATGGGTAACGCGGCATCGGGCCTCTGAAATCGGCGTCCTCGACCTGAGACGCGACTTCGTCGGCAATGGCGGCCAAAGCCGCTTTGGAAAATTCCCAGTCTAGGGATGGACTGCTTACCCACACGCCGCGATCACGGCCTTTACCGCAGCATATGTCCACCTCAACATTTCGAACGGTGAATCCGCCACACGAGCAGCCGTCGAAGAGGCTGAGCCGACAAACGCCGACCTCGCGGATTAGGTCAATGATCACTTCAGTCTCTCTCGGCCGCAGTTTTGGCTCGGCGCTCATCTGAACCTCTCGGTTTGTCGCAGCACCCCGGCTAGTGACGGGGAAGTGCAGCGAAGCGGAACGACTGGATTATAACACGAATCCAACAAATTAACAGGCGGGCCGATCATGAACGCTGCCGAATGGCTCATGTTGGGCGCGCTCGCCCTGACGCTCCTCACCACGATTGCCGGGGGCTGCTACATCGCGGGGCGGCACTCGCAACGGATCGACACCCACGATCATGAAATCAGCAACCTCAAGACCAAGACCGACGCCCACTCCACCGCCATCGCAGACATTACAGGCATGAAGGACCTGTTGCGAGAGGTCCGCGAAGACGTGAAGGCGATGATGGGCCGGTCACGAACGGGTCGCTCTGGTGGGAGCATCTGATGAAAGACCGCCGTACCGGAGCCCCGCCGCTCGCCCGAGAAATCTGCCTCAGCCGCATCGAAGCCATTCACGAATGTCTGGAGGAAGGCTTTCCGCACGAGTACCCTGGTGGACGGGTCCGCAATGCCTTCGGGGAAGCCGCCCGGCGGCTGGGGATCGACAAGCCCACCCTACAGAACTGCCTCAACACCGCTGAGCGCTGCTACGGCCTGAAGGTCGATCCGCAGCGGTTTCAGGCCAAGCCCGTTGTGACCCCGTTCCAATTCGATGAACTGCCATTCAACGGCGAGCCTGACGCCGAGGAATTGATCGCGCTCCTCACCGAGCGCCATGCCGTGCGGAAAATCCGCCACGAGGCGACCAAGCTGCGTCAGGTCGCAATTGGGCTTGATGGCCCTATCGCCCTTGGGCTGTTCGGAGACCCCCACATTGACGATCCCGGGTGCGCCTGGGGCGACCTGGAGCGTGACGTCCGCATTTGCCGCGACGTTCCAGGCTTCCTGGCGGTGGACGTGGGCGACGACTCGAACAACTGGGTCGGTCGCCTAATGAAGCTCTATGCCGATCAGGAGGTCACGTCCGGCCAGTCGCTCAAGCTCATCGAGTGGCTGATGACGTCGCTGCCGTGGCTGCTGCGGATCAAGGGCAACCACGACAACTGGAACACTGAGAAGGGCGATCCGGCCGACTACATCCACCGGCTGGCGAACTCCATGGGCGCCCTGGAGCCGCACGGAGCGCGGTTGCAGCTCAACCTTCCGGCCGGCGCCAGCCTACGCATCCACGTCCGTCACGACTTTCCCGGCGGCTCACAATTCAACCCGGCCCACGCCATGGTCCGCGAGACGCTGTTCGGTCACCGCGACCACATCCTGGCCTGTGGCCACCGCCACACCGCCGGGTATATCCCGATCTGGCACAACGACCCCCGCCGCCTGTGTCACGGCATGAGGCTCGGCACCTATAAGGACTTCGACCATTACGCCGCCGAGAAGGGCTTTCAGGATGGCAACTGGGCGCGCTCCATGGCGGCGGTTGTGGATCCAGACTTTGCCGACGATCCAGTCCGGTTCATCAAGGTGTTCTTCAGTCTGGAGGAAGCGGCTGAGTTCCTGACCTGGCGCCGGGCCAAGTGGGACGTCGGGTCGCGTGCCGCATGATCTCCGATCCCGACCGTTCCGAACTCGACCGCAAGATAGCCCGGGTCTGGGCGTCACCGGCTGGACGGGAATTGCTGGAGGCTATGGACCGGCTTTTCCTGTCGCTTGATCCAGTAACCATCCGAGCGAGCTTGGCCCGGTCTCGGAAGCTGTGGAGCGGGGATGTAGCCCGGGCGCCACACGATCCATAGTTCATGCTGCTCTGCTCCCCCGACTAGCTGGAGACGGGAGGGGGTTGCAGGGCGTGGTCGGCAAGCGCCTCACCTACCGCAGGCCTGATCGGGAAGCCGAAGCCCAAGAAGGGCAAGCGGTATCGGTCGCGGTGGAAGACGAAGGGGCGGCGCTGGGCTAAGCCGAAAAACGAAAGGGGACCTGTGAGGATCCCCTTCGCCAGTCACTCCCTTGCGGGAAACGGACACCCTCTCGGGGCCGCGAGTGGCCCAAATATACGCATCAGGGCTGTCCTATCAACCCCCGTTGGGCATTGCCGGTTCCGGGAGCTTTGGCAACCATGCCAGAACCTTGGTGAGGATTTCGTGAAATTCGCCTTCCCCAAGGCGAGGTATACCACCCTTTCGTGAGCCGGAGTACACGCCGATGCAGCCCATTCAAGAGCAGGCCCCGCCAGCACCCCCGGCCCATCCGGGCATCGTGGGTGCGCCCGTCAGTATCGGAAGCGGCGAGCGCGAGTGGCTTCGTGGCCCTCTGTCGCGGGAGGTCAGCTATCGGCTTGTTGTGTCGGGGGACGTTGGCGCTCGGGAGCTGGGTAAGCTGATCAAGTTCCTACAGGCACAGCAGGCCGTGCTACAAGACGATGATGACGACATCGCCTAAGGACGATCAGAGGCCCCAAGCCGACAAGTTCCGCGACCTAGCGCGCGAACTCGGCTGCGACGAGGACGAAGCGCGGTTTGAAGAAACGGTGCGGAAGGTGGCGAAGGCGCCGCCCGCGCCCGCGCCCGCGCCGCATCGCCCCGCAGGGTTGGGGACGATCCAGGGGAGAGGGTGCGCGAGCCGATCCGGCGGGGTCGATGAAGCCCACGACGGGGATGGTGGGGCGGGCGGGCATAGAGCGACTTCTGCCGCCGGGCCGCCGGAGGAGTCCAGCCGAAATCGGAACGTCCGGAGAACAAAGCCCGGGAGCCGGCCGGGACTTTTAGTCCCGAACCATTCCGATTGGGTCCGTTTCGTTCCAACTCGCAAGTCGGTGAAACGGGGTTTTCCCTAGGGGAAGTTTGGAGGCCTGGCCCGGAATCGAACCGGGGTGCAAGGATTTGCAGAAAAGGGCCGCGCTACTACTGGTTGGCCCGATTAGTCTGTTGATCCAGTTCTTTACCGGCTTCGCCCGTTTCGTCAATCCCGGGAGGTTCGGGAGCCGGCCGGGACTGCTCGTCCAGCGCGGCCCTCAGATCGTCCTCGAGGACGTGCGCGTAGACCAGGGTCGACTGGATGCTGGCATGGCCCAGGAGGCGCTGGGCGACCCGCAGGTTCTTCGATGAGCGGAGGATGTTCGTCCCGGCCGTATGGCGCAGGCTATGCGAGCCGCGGGCATTTTTCGTGGCGCGGAGACCGGCGTCGGCCATGGCCTTGCTGAGCGCCTTGCCGATGCCGCGCATGGTGCGCGGGACCAGCCTCACCTTGTCGGTCTTCGGTTCGATCTGCTCCCTGAACCAGACCGTCGCCAGCCTCGCGCGGCGGGCCCGGCCGATCCTCGCGGCGAGCATGGCGGCATCGGCCGGCAGGATCGGGATCGTATGGTCGTCGTCGCTCTTCCGCTCGCGCAGCGTGACCCGGCAGCCCTCCACGTCGACATCATCCAGGGCGAAGAACATCTCGCTGATCCGGCAGCCGTAGCGCGCCTGGAAGCGGACGAAGTCGTGCAGATGATCAGGGAGAAAGCCGAGCACCCGCTCGACGTCGTCGGAAGTCAGGCCCTTTGGCTTGGGCTTGGGCTCCTTAAGCGCGAGCTCGCCCCAGTCGATCTCAGGGAAGGGCACCTGGGCGCCGACGCCGCTGTTGAGCAGCTTGCGCGCCAGCTTCAGCGTCGGGCGGAGGGTAGCGATCAGATCGCGGTTCACCGTGGCGTTGGCAGGCGGCGTCTTGCTCGGGGTTAGCATCCCGCGCCGTTTCTGGATCGCACGCTGGATGTCCGCGAAGGTCACCTCGTTGACCGGCTTCGATCCACCCACAAGGTCTACCGCTACGTTGAGCCGAGACAGGGTCTGGTCGGCCGCCTTGTGATCGGAATTCGCCTGCCACCAGGCTGCCGCGGCCTGGCTCAACGTGGGGATCTCGACGGCGGGCCGATCTAGTTCGCCCGCTGCGGCTGCGATCCGCTTCTTTTCTTCGACCCGTTCGGCTTTCGAGCGCGTCGTTGCTCCAGTAGAGCCCGTATATCGACGACCTTTTTGCTGGAAGTCGTAGTGCCAGAAGCGGCCTTTCTGCGGCTTGTAGACGGACACGATTTCACCTCTCCGAACCGCTCGCCGGCGAGGTAGGCCCGAAGGTCGGCCTCGGCGTAGCGTCGTGTATTGGCGCCCACGATCACGCTGCGGATCACGCCCGCCTCGGCCATTGCGCGCAAGGTCTTTTCGTTAACACCCACAACCGGGGCGGCGGCCTGTGCACTGATCAGCGCCGATTCCGCGAAGGCGCGGGCGATCAGGGCCTCGGTCGCGGCGCCCAGAGCGTGATGGTCTCGGGCTTCGGCTCTCATCCGTCCCCCCGATCTGGGGATTTAGGGGGTTGGTTCATGCTGCCTCATATCCCCCGATTATCTGGAGAGCGTGCTGGGTTGCGGGGAAAGCATCGGCTCAGAGCGCTTGAACTTGTAGTCGTACCAGCCGCCGATATGACCCGTGTCACCACGCAAGAAGATCACGCCGCCGCGCACGTTTAAGACGTCGTATTTCTTGCCGACTGTCAGGTTGTGGAAGCTGTCCCAAGCATCAACGCACTCGACAGTATCGCCAACGCTGATTGCAATGGAGTCGTTGAGAGCGGCCACAAATGCGCGGATCGCTTGGTTGAGGCGCACCATCTCCACATCATTGGGCCGGTGCGTCAGGGCAATCGTCACCTTATCGCGACTGACGTCCCATTTGCGCAACGCCAGCGGGGCGGTCGGCGGCAGCGAACTATTCTCTTCCATCTTCATCCCCTGGAGTTAGCTTGTGGGTTGCGCCGCTTGGTCTCGAAGACCCCGGACTGGAGCTTGCGACCCTTGGGCCACGGATCGGGACGCGCCGGGATCGGCCGGTCTGACGGCTCCTTCGGCCTGGTCAGCTTCTCCTGACGCTTGGCCTTGGCGATGGTCGCGATGTCGCCCTTGGTCTTTGCCGCGGAGCATGGCCTGCGCCATAGCGAGCGGTTGGGCATGGCGTTAGGGCCGTTGAGCCCGAGCGGCTGGACATGCTCGTCAATCACGCCCTCTCGGATCGCATCGAGCTTGACGCCGCAGCCACAGCCGCAGAGCCCCATTTGCGCGACGGCAAGGTCAATCACCTCGCGCCGGGTGAGGGCCTTGCGCTTCTCGATCTCCACGCGCTCGCGAGTGCAGAGGGGGTCGATCACGCCGCCACCTGTTCGGCTGCATCGAAATGCTTGAGGACGATCCCCTCTCGCGCACACCATGCCAGCATAACCTCTAGAAGCTCGGAGAACTCGCCCTTGGTGAGCTGTGACGACCGATGGCCGGCGGGGAACATCCCGTCTCCGTCCAGCGTGGGGAGGAACACAACCTCGGCTCCCCATGCCTGCATGAAGACGGCCTTGTAGAGTTCCGGCGTCATCCTCACCCCGTTGTGGACCGGCCGCTGTTTGGCAATCTGGCCTAGCAGCGACCACAGGGCGGCGTTCTGGTCATCGGACCGCTTGGCCTCCCGCAACTCCATCACCCATGCCCGCTCGTTCTCGCGGCCGAGTTGGATGGCGCGGTCAACCCAGGCGTGGGCCTCGGCTCGGCGGGATGGGGTGAGGGGCAACAGGTGACGGGCCATCACCAGAGGCTTTCGCTCGTGACGAAGGGGATGGAGTCTGTGTCGTCGGCATCGAACGCGTTACCCGCCGAACCTCCACGCCCGGCCACAGGCGTTCCGCCTCCGCGATCAGATCCGCGAAAGTCGTCGGGGCGCTGTTCCTTCGGCTTGATTTGGATCGAGAAGAACTTCTTCCCGTTGGCCTCTTTCAGCCACGCATTGATCCAGGCGGCCGTACCATCGGGCAGGACGCCGTTGCCGGTGTAGTCGGGATGGGTGTCTTTCTCTTTGCGGTCGTTCTTGAAGAGGCTGAACGATCCGGGCTTGGGCTCATAGGCCATGTGCGGTCTTCCTTGTGCTAGGCGGCTTGACGGGTGTTGAGATCGACGCCGAGTTCCTTGGCCTGGTCCTCGGCTTCAGCGCGCAGGATCACCCGCCACGCCTTGGGCATCTTCCCGATCTCGGCGGCATTGGCCTTGCACCACGTCCTCCAGTCGGCGCCGGTGGCGAGGGCGCTGATCTCCGACCGCATGTCCTCGTGGCGCATGTCCAGGCCGTCTTTCTTGGCCTGATGGGCGCTCATTCCAGGCCCGGCACAGCCCCACCAGTCCGGTCCCTCGGGTGACGGCCCGGCTCCATTGCGTTCGGGCTGTACGACCGACTGCGGGGCGTTGGCGGGGGCGCTGCCGCGACCGACTGCGGTCTCCCCGTCGTCATCCACAGCCGGCATCCCGAGGATGGACATCAGCGAGCCCCGGCGGGCATAGGTGAGGGCGGCCAGGGCGGCTTGCGGGTCTTGCTTGGCAAGCGGGATTTCAAAGTCGCTCTCGACCCATTCGCCCGACGTGTGGATGATGCGGGTGGAGACGGTCAGGCAATGCCCAGCGGTGACTTGCCCGGCGCCCTGCATCACGGCCAGCCCATGCCTAGCGAGGACGGGGCGCGCGGTCTCGACCACGGTCTCAAGGTTGGCGTAGCGGTTGCGGAAGTGCGGGTTGGTCGCGGTCTTGGCGGCCCCCTCGATCTCGGAGAGCGCAGCCACGAGAGCCGGGGCGATGTTGGCGAGGCTATCGGAGTTCTTCACGCCGCGTTCCTTTCCTGTTGGAGTTGACCGGCCCGGCGATATTCGAGGGCGAGGGCGAGCATCTGAGCGACCATGCGGCGCTGCATTCCGAAGCGTTCCCGGCGGTAGCTATCGCGGTATTGTCGGGCAGCTTCGAGGGCGCGGAGGCGAAGGAAGCGCAGGGTTGCGGGGTCGCTCGTCATCACCGTCCCCATATCCAGAAAGCCACGCACACCATTCCGAGAGGGATGAAGACAGCGGCGTTGAGCGTTAGAGTTCTCATTGGGGCGCTCCCGCTAGGCCGCAATATCCAGGCCCCGCTTCACTGTCGGTCGGTCGCCAAGCCATGCAGGCCGAACCAACGCATCGCATCGGCGCATCGTACTGAGTCCCAGCGCGATAGTAGGCCGGGGCAGCGGAGGCGGGTGGACCGCAGCAAATCTTCGTCTTGGCTTCGTCTTCGGTCATCACAACTGCTCCCAAATCAGCAGGGCGACCGCGACAACGGCGGCCAGGGCAATGGCGAGGGCGATCCCCTTGCCGGATGCTCGTGGGCTCGTAACCTCGAACGCTGAACCGCTACGGGCTCCAAGGCGTTGGGCGTTGATCCAGATGGGATCGGCGCGAAGGAAGGGGTCGGCGCTCATGACCGGCCCTCGGCTTTGAGCCTGACAATCACCGTCTGGCCGTTGGCTAGGGCTACGTGGATCGCCTCGCCAAGCTCAAGCATATCGATGGCGCCGCCATTATCCTCAAACGCCCCCCACTTCAGGGTCATTTTCCCAACGCCGCGCCCGTCGTTAAAGTCCCATCGGTAGCTCACAGGATCGTGGGGTTGCGTTTCCATCACGCAGCCCCCGGAGCGTTATCGTCATCCACCAGACGGAGGAACGGCCACCCGATCCCCGCTTTGATGGCGCTAGCGATGTTGGGGTTGTTGATGCGGGCTACGCCGGTTTCGCTGTCGATGGTTCCGATGACATGCGGCTGGCCGTATTTGTCGTAGATGGTGACGTCCGTGGCGCTGTCCCCATCGGGCTCCGGTACGGCCGGCAAGTCCTCGAGCCGCCTTGCGACGTCAGCGACCCTTGCCCGTAGCTGGCGAAGGTGGCCGACTGCGACTTGAGGCAGGGCGTTATTCAAGACGGCTTCACGGAGGCAGAGTGCGGCGTCTGAGGCGAGGTTGGCAGCGTCGGCAAGCTCGCGGACTTGGAGACGGTCGAGGGGCATCATTCGGCTCCGTTGTTGCTATGGCTGGCGGAATGGGGATCGGCGGCAGCGAGCCAAGAACTCACCAATATTTCCGCCTCCCTCATCGCCCCGAAAGCATGTTGAACAGTCGGGAACTTCCCGAAGGCGTAGTGGTCAGGGTCAGTGACGAGGCCGTATCCGTCGATGTCAGCGATGATGTGGAAGTGGCTCACCACGAAGCCTCCCGGCGCTGCTCGGCGCGGTAGTCCATCTCGTCGGCGTAGTCGGCTGCCGCTTGCTTGCAGGCCGCGACCATCAACTCGTCCATCAGCGCGTCGGAACACTCGATGTGCATCTCCAGCGTCTCGGCTTCGTATTTGCCGTAGTCGCAAACGGTCACCGGCACGCCGTCGATGTGCGTGATGGTGATGTCGTCAATCTCGTCAGGGTCGGCCGGTTGGCCGCCGCTGGCGTAGGACGGCCCCTGTTCGGGCGCGCCCCACGACACGAGGTAGGAGACGGTCGCCTCGCCCTCCCAGGACGGCGTATCGCCGCCAATGGATAGGGACAGGGTGTGCGTGTAGCGGTGATCGGCCATGACTATGCCGCCTCACTGGAGAGAACCGGAACCCGCTCGATCTCGGCCATGACCTTGGCGAGCGCATGGAAGGCTTGGCGGATTTCAGAGACCCCGCAGAACGAAACCTCCCCGTCAGGCCCGTAGAGCGTGACAACCGGGGGGCTCATGCTGCCGCCCAGGTACTTGGAGGGAACGGCCGGGGTGAAGTCGCCACGGACGGCCTCTTCGCTGTCCGGGTATGTGCTGGTGTCGAGGATTTCGCGGGTCATGTCGTGCCTCACCGGGTGTGTTCCGATGACGCATCCTCGCAAAATGCGAGGGTCGTGGCAACCCCTTATCCTCGCAGAATGCGATATTATTTTTTAGGCGCAAAAAAGCCCCGGCGAACCGAGGCTTGTCGGCGCAGCTCTATCGAGGGGTCAGGGAAGGGTCAGCGGGCAAAGCTCCGTTGCGCCGATGGTGATGGCGCGCGGCCCGAAGATGGTGGTGTAGTTACAGACTTGGGTGAACGTCGGCGGGGTGGAAGCTGGCTGGGCCGCGGCCGCTTGGGCCGAAGCGCCCGCTTGCTGCATAGCCGCCCCAATTGCGTATAGGCGGGCAGTCGTTAGCCGATCATCAGCCGCTCACTGCTCCGCCAGGGCCGCACGACAGCGAGGATAATCGGGGGATCCAGCGGGCGCGCCTTGAGCGCTGCACGTCGCGTCGTCGCGTTGGGCAAGCTCTGCGGCTGTGGCGCAACCGCTAAGCATCAGGGCGAGGAGCGAAACCGCCAGCCTCATCCATCGGTTCCCGTCTTCAACGCGCGGATCACGGAGAGCACAAGCGCCTTGCGCCCCTTGCTGGCCTGAATGACCGTCTCAAGGAACTCGGCGTCAACTTCGTCGGGATCGTGGTCGAGAAGGTAGCCGGGCGTCGTGCCCAGGTGCGGCGCCAGCTTGCGGAGCCACTTGTCCGACAGCCCGCGTTCACCGGATTCCAGCAAGCCGATGACGTTGCCGGCCGTGCCGACCAACGCCGCAAGCTGGTCCTGCGTTAGACCGGCCTTCTCCCGCCAGGCGCGCAGATGGTTCGCGGACGGCTTGGATGACTTCTTCTTCGCCATCCTCGCAGTATGCGCCGCGACGCCGGAGCCCTCCACGACGTATTTGCGCGGAATGGGGCTTGCGTCATTCCTCGCGATTTGCGAGGATATGCCATGGACCTCGTACAAATCAGGACCGACCTCAACCTCACCCAGGCGGCGCTTGCGGCCAAGATCGGCGTCTCGCCCGGCTATGTGGCAGACATCGAGCGCGGTCATCGCAAGCTTACCATCCGCGTTGCGGCCCTGCTGGAAGCCGCATGTGAGTGTAAGGGTCTGGTTGACGCCGTGGTCGCCGAAAAGCGGTCCGAGGCCGCCTGATGGCCTACCTCGCCACCCTCCGCAACGGCACGACCTTTGGGTCTGAGACCTTGCGCGCCATGGCGAGCAGGGCCTTGGCCCGATCCTTTTTCTTGATGCCCTTCAGCGCGCGTTCGAGCATGGCAAGTTCTGCTTTCATGAACGACCCCCTTGGCTCTGATTGCCAAAATTGCAACACCACGCGATGCACGCGCAAGCGAAGAGTCGTTCGCAACCGAACTGCCGCACGTGTCGGTAAATTCGCTTTCCCTTCGACCGCCAACGCCTCCCCCCAGGTGGTGGTCGGAGCGCGGCCGGTCGAGCTTCGGTTCCCGGTCGCGATTCATTCAGCGGAACGCGGCGAGCGTCATCCGCTCAACCGCTTCGCTGCATCCAGGGATGAGGGTTGCCGCCCTTTTCCGATAGACCTGCGCCATGCCGATCAGCACGGACGCGGTGTCAAAGTCTTCCTCTACCGCCTGACGGGTGCATCTGACCGCCGCCCGCAGGTGTTCGAACACGCCTCTACAGTCAATCACCGTTCCGCCTTCGCCCTCCATCGCCGCCGCGCCTCCAGCGCCTCTGACCATCGAGGCAACTGATGGGGGAAGCGGCGATGCAATTCCGAGAAGAAATCCGGCCGAAACGGGAAAACGACTACGGGCTCGAGAACGCCCTGGCGCGGTACGTGCGGACCCGCTGGCCTGAGAAGACCATCGGCCACGTCCAGCACGAGTTCGGCCTGTCCGAGAGCGAGGCGGCCAAAGTCGTCTACGCCGGGGCGAGCAAGAACACCCTGCGCCGCATCCTACACCACAAGTGCGGCGGGTTCGGCCTGTTCGTTGAACTCCTGGCCGACGTAACCGGCGTGAGCCTCGAAAGCTTCATTGCCCAACAAGCAGAGGAGGCCCGTGTTGAGCGAGCCCAATGGGAGGCGCGGGAACGCAGCCTAGAGACTATGCGCGCTCGGCTTGCTGAGCCTCGTCAGTTCGGCGGGCGCGATGCTTAGCCGTCTCGGGCCGGTGGGTCAGGACATGCGGGCGTGGGCTCTGCGGAAGCGGGGGGAGTGGCTTTGATCGTCCGCCAGATCACCTATCCCCCCAGCGCTAACCGCCTCTGGAGAGCCGTCAGGGGCCGCCAGATCAAGTCCGCGGAATATCGGCAATGGCTGGAGGCGAACGCCGCCCACGCCCTCGCCTGGCCCCGCGTTGTGGCGCTCGACGGACACTACGCCCTCCACGTCGTGGCGACCGCCCCCGACAAGCGCAGGCGCGACCTCGACAACCTGCTGAAGCCCATCGGGGATCTAATCCAGCACCTGGGCCTCGTCACTGACGACAAGAACATGCGCCGTCTGACTGCTGAATGGGGCTCGGCTCCATCTGCCGGCGTCCAGATCACCATAAAGCCAATAGGCGGAAGTGATGACGTCAACGGCTGATTGCCGACCGTGGAGCGAGGCCGAGACCGCGTATCTGCGCGCTCACCGCGACGATCCCTTTCCTGAATTGTGCGCCATGCTTCCTGGCCGATCAACCCAGGGCATTCGCAACAAGATCAAGAATATCGGTCTTCAGAGGACTCGCGTTACTCAGACCCTGTGGCCGAAGGAGCGTCAAGACGCCTTGGCCCGGATGTTCAAGGATGGCTTGTCGGATGAGGCCATCGGCAAGGCCCTGAACGCCACGGAGAAGGCGGTTGCCTGTCGTCGGCGGGAGATGGGCTATCACCGGGAGCGCGCGTCCTACAGGCTTTCCCGCGAGCAGACTGAGAAGCTGGAGCAGCTTCGCTCGCAGGGCACGGGGTATCTCAAGATCGCCCGCTTGATCGGCGCGCCGAGCTACACCGTCGCGCGCTATATCGACCGCAACCGGATTTACTGGGAATGCCCCGAAAGCCCGGAGCACGAGCGGAAGGACGCTGAGTTCGTCGCCCGCCTGATCGGCGAGGGCGGTATGCCCCGGTTCCGCGAGGACGCGCGCCACAACTTGATGCCGGGCTGGTGCGACGAACATGGCCGCCCGTGGGCTGGGCTCTATCGGAGGCTGGCGGCATGAGCATTCATCGAGACATGTTGGCTGTGGATAGGCGCTCTGAGCCGGTGGAAATGGCCTCAGTGCGTGCATCGGCCTCCCGCAAACCAGAATAGCCTCTGCACATGAACCAGATCACGCCCATCAAAGTCAGTGACGCGGACGACATCGCGCAAGTCGCGGCGGTCGCCCTCCGACGTTTCTTGAGGCAACCAGCTTCCCGCCACTTGTCGGCCAAGCTGTTGATGATCAGCGCGCTTGCCCTCTATGCCGAAGTCACTTCGGATGTTGAGGCTGTGGCGGTGACGAACGAACTGCTGCCGACCCTGGCCGCCCCGCAAGCCGCGCTCTCCGATGGAGGGGCGGGTGGCCTATGACATGGATCTACGTTTCGACAGCCTCAACGTCATCAGCCTCTGCACCGGAGGCGGCGGCCTTGATCGGGCCCTTGAGCTGGCAATCCCATCTGCTCGCCCGGTCTTGTGCGTGGAGAGGGAAGCCTTCTCCGTCGCTAATCTGGTCGCGCAGATGCAACGCGGCGTCATGGCTGCGTCGCCTATTTGGAGCGATGTGCGAACCGTCCCTGGCCGACGCTTCCGTGGACGCGTGGATGGCGTCATTGGGGGTATCCCCTGCCAGCCTCACAGCCTTGCCGGAAAGCGTCTTGGGCGAGAGGACGAGCGCGACCTCTGGGCTCCGGCGCGGCGGATATTCGTTCAGTCCGGCGCCTGGTTCATCCTCATCGAGAACGTCGGCGGGATGCTCTCCAGCGGCGGCGCCGAACGAGTCTACCGAGACCTTCTCCGACTGGGCTGCAAGGTTGAGGGAGGCATCTTCCGCGCGTCGGAAGTCGGCGCGAACCATGAGCGCGAACGCCTCTTCATCCTCGGCGTGGCCGACGCCTCAGGCGCGGGACGGCAAGGGGGTGGATCGGACGGAGATCGACCGGGGCAACACGCGACCGCTGAACGAGGTGGTGGCGCAATGGCCGACGCCGACGTCCCTCAGCTTTGCCGACAGCCATCAGCCGGGGAACAGCTACTTGTACAACAAGACCATGGCGCTAACAGCGGACATCTGGTCCACGCCGCGAGCATCGGACGGGGAGAAGGGCGGCCCGAACCAGAGCTTCGGCGCGGGCGGGATTCCGCTGGCATCGCAATCTGCGAATTGGCCGACTCCTACCGCCCTGGATCGCCCTCGCAACGACGAGACGCTGGCGAAGTCGGCTGCTTTCCGGAAGCGCAACGCCAATCAGAATACGGTGCCGCTCTATCTGCGCGAGGTAGCGCAGAAGTGGTCGACTCCTTCGGTGGCGGACGTGACCGGCGGCCATGCGAGCCGCAGTGGACCGCGGAAGAACGAGCCGCTGTTGAATGGGCAAGCCAAGGCCCTCTCTTCGCCCCCGGCCCCGGAGACGCCGAGTCCTGGCGCCGGATCGCACAACAGCACCCTGAGCGCCTACCTGCGGTGTCGCGCTACGACCTGTTCCGAATTGCGTGCAGAAAGGCGGGCGTTGATCCGGATGAGCATCCGCGTCCACGGCAAGAAGTGGGCGCACGCCAAGCCCAAGCCGTTCGTGCGTCCATCATTCAGGAGGTCGCTCAATCCACGCTTCGTCGGGGATCTGATGGGCTGGCCACCCGGATTGACGAGCTTCGAATGCTCGGAAACGGCGTCAGCGATCTTCAGGGCGCGTATGCGGTCCGCTCTCTCGCAACTGACCTTGCGCCCCGCTCCGCCGGCGCAGCTCTCCTTGTTCGGCTGATGGAGCAGACCCGATGATCACTCCAACAGCGCCCGCACTTTGGTCAGCCCGATATGCTCGATCAGTCGGAGCATGGCCGCGATCGATGGCGGGATCGGCGTCGCGCCGGATGCCCAGCGCCGCGCCGTGCGCTGCTCGACACCTATCAGCCGGGACAGCCCGACCTGTGTCAGGCCAAGCCGTTCAAGAGCCTGCCGGAACTCGTCGGGGGTCATGCGCGAGCCGTCAGGTGCGGCTTCGCGGTGCTCCAAGCGGCATTCCACAGCGCGACATCGGGGCCTTCGGCGCCATCATCGCGGTCCATCACGTCGGGCTCTCGGCCAAGCGCCCGGGAGAACGCCGCATCCATCGCCATATTGGCGTCGCAGAAATCATGCGAGGCGCAATCAAGATCAGTGGCCGTGACGTTGCGGCGCTGCATCTCGGCAAATTCCTCAGGGGTCAGCCACTCGGCCAGGACGGCGACGAACTCGGCCGCCAGCTTCTCGGTCTCGGTCATTTCAGATCTCCACCGGGCGTGATTGCCCTTGCGAATGACCGATCATATACCGGACATAATGTCCTGCCGCAAGCCTTTGCGATCCTGGTGTCTTCCCCATCGAACACGGGGGCTTTTGCAGCATGAACAATTCCCCCCAACCCCCAACCCTCACGGGGGATAGAGCCGCATGAGCAAGCCTGTTCCGGTTTCAACAAATGACAAAGCCGATGGGGTGATGCGGATGCTCGCCGTGGCGTTTCGTCGGTACAGCCGGGAGCCTGAGACGCGGCCTCTGTCATCGAGGATGTTGCTCCTTTCAGCCCTAGCGCTCCATGCGGAGGAGACTTCGGCTGGAGAGGCGGCGCTCGTGGCGGCTGAAGGCGTCGCCAATCTCGGCATCGCATCCCGTGCGCGGGGTGAGCGATGAGCCTTGCCCACAGCCCGCCCGAGCCGTCAGAATCCACGATCGAGGCTGAACAGGCCGTGATCGGCGGTGCTTTGCACGACATCGCCGCCTGTGCCGAGGCCCTGGAGCGTCTGCGGCCCGATCACTTCGCCGACCCGGTGCATGGCCGGGTCTGGGACGCGATCCTGACCCGCCAGCGCGCCGAACTGGTGGCCGATCCCGTCGTCATATCGGCGGCGCTCCAGTCCGACCCCGGCTTTCAGCAGATGGGTGGGATTACGTGGCTGTGCGACTGCATCGACAACGCCGCGGTCTGGGCGGTCGGCGCCCATGTCGAGCTGATCTTGGATGCGGCGGCGCGGCGCTGGATCGTCATGCTGGCGCGGGACGCCGCCGACCGGGCCGCAAAGTCCCACCAGGAGACCGCTGAGGCCATCCTGTCCGATCTGGAGCGCGGATGTGCCGAGATCGCGCGGGAAGGCTCCACCAAGCCCCAGGCCGTGCCGGCTGGCCTGTCGGCGCTCGATACCATCGAGGCGGCATGGCGCGGCGAGTTCGTCGGGACGTCGGTTGGCCTTGAATGCCTGGACCACGTCACCGGGGGCATCCGCCAGGACGACGTCTGGTTCCTCGGTGGCCGCACGAGTATGGGCAAGTCGGCTGTCGCCCTGGCCTTGGCCCGTGGCATCGCAGAGCAGGGCAGGGGGGTGATGTTCTTCTCCCTCGAAATGCCGCTCCGTGAGGTTCAGGCCCGGTTGATCTCCGACATCGGCTACGACGCCGAGCGCCGCTATGATCGGGGCTTCGAGAACGTGCGCTATGGCGATCTGCTGAAGGGTAGGGGCTCGCCCGAGCAAAAGGAGCGCGTCCGGTATGCGGCCCGGAAACTGGCCGCTCTGCCCCTCGTCGTTTCCGACGTCGGCGGCCTGACGATTGACGACATCCGCAGCCAAGCCCTGCGCCAGATGCGGGCGTGGGAAAAGGCCGGGGTCGAACGCGGCGCCATCCTGATCGACCATATCGGGCTGGTGAAGCCGGCCGGGCGGGGCAGAGACGGCAACAAGGCCGCCGAGACCGCCGACATCGTCAACGAGCTGAAGGCCATCGCCAAGCAGCTTCGCGCGCCGATCATCGCGCTCTGCCAGGTCAATCGGAACACCGAGAGCCGGAACGACAAGCACCCCACGCTGGCGGACCTGAACTGGTCGGGCGCCATCGAGCAGATCGCGGACATGATCTGCCTTCTCTACCGCGAGGCTTATTATCTGGAGCGTTCGCCAGAGCATGACGATCAGGACCGCGCCGCCTCGGTGGAGCACGACATCGAACTGATGATCCACAAGAACCGCTCCGGGCCGATCTGCACCCTCAAAGCCTTCGTGGACATCGCCAGCAACGTCATCCGTGACTATCCGGAGGCACGCCGTTGAGCCTAACCCCCGCCGCCCTCCGCAAGCTTCAAGAGTTCGGCCTAACGCTCGATCAGGTGATTGAGCTTGCTGAGCTTTTGCCCGAAAAGGTTACGTCCAAGGGCGCCGAGCGGCAGCGTCGATATCGGGAGCGAAAGGGCGCAAACGTCACAAGTGACGTAACGCGTTACGCGTCACCGGGTGACGCCCCCGCCCCGGTTCCCCTCTCCCCCACACCCCCTAACCCTTCCAACCCCACCCCCTTTACCCCCCTAAAGGGGGGAGTTTCCCCCTCCCCAGCCGTCTCGGACGACGTGAAAACCGCCCTGGCCGAGTGGAACGACCTCGCCAAGCGGCTTGGCCTCCCGGAAGCCAAACGCCTGGACAAAACCCGCACGGCAGCAATCCGCGCCAAGCTGGACGAAGGCGGGTTGACGATCTGGCGGGAAGCTCTGGCCGCCGTCGAGAAAAGCCGGTTCTGCCGTGGCGACAACGACCGGGGATTCCGGGCCGATCTGGATTTCGTCTGCCAGCCGAAGTCCTGGCGCCGCCTGCTGGAGGGGTTCTACGCCCCGAAGAGCGCTGTCGCCACGAGGCCGTCTGCCGCCGCAACCGGACCGCCTTCCGAGCCCGAGCAGCGACGCCGTGAGCGGCATTACCGCGAGACCGGCGAGTGGAAGGATCACTGGGGCGAGAACCCCTTGGCTGGAAGGGCCGCCTGATGCCCAAGCGCAAGAAGCTCCACCCCCTCCCTCAACGCCGGGGACGTGCCCGCTCCAACGCCCCACGCTATCCCGGTGGAAAGCTGAAGCCCGAGCCGATCACGCCCAACCCGGTTGTGGTCGCAGCGCGGGAAGTGATGCTCGGTGGCGTGGTCCCAACCGCAACGGCTGTCCTGGCTGAAAACCCCCTGGACCTCGCCAGGCATCGCAAGTGGATCACCCCCGCCCAGCATTCAGCGGGCGCCAGGCTGATCGAGCTGTACCAGATGGCGGGAATGGACCTGCCCCAGCTTCGCGTCCAGGACTTCGACCGCAACCCCAAGGGCCACACCGAGCACACCGGGGACGCCAAGGCCATGGGAGAGCTTCGCAAGGTGGCTGTAGCCCTTCGCTCATGGCCCAGGGCGAGGGACGCCGTGTTCTCCATGTGCATCCTGAACGAATGGCCCGCGTGGATGATTGCGCGGATTCATGGGCGACCGGAGGGGCCGAGGATCGTGGGGCGCGTGCAGCTTGTCACCGGCCTTGCCCTGACCGGCCGGGCGCTTGGGATCGACGGGGCGCTTAGCCTGGAGAGGGCCGCATGAGCGACGCGACATTCCGACGCATATCCAAGGTTCCTGTTGCGTTCTAGCGCGAACCGCTCCACCCTACCGAATTAGATGCTCGACTTAGTGCGAGCCTCTAGCTCACCCTGTGGAGGGTCGGGCATTTGGACCCCGCCGCCGCTGCAACGGTCGGTAGGCATGCTTTTCAACCCCGCCACCTCCCTCGGTCGGCGGGGTTTTGCGTTTCAGGGCCACGGCCCTCACCCCATCGCGCTCCGACAGTTCCTCACCCCCTGACGCGCCACCGAGCGCCGTCCCATGAAACTGGTCGTGAGCGCGACCCCGCGAGCGAGTCCCGATGGACGATGAAGACGGCTGGATCTTCTACGGCCATGGCTCGATGCATGACCTCGACGTCCACCACCCTGAGCCGCGTCTGTGGTTCGCCAAGTCCGTAAGCCGCAACGCCGCCGAAGCGCTGTCCAGGCGTCCCGAGCCCAAGCGTCACCCCATCGGTTTCCACCATCCTCACCCCGGCAAGCCCGGCAATCAAGGAGCCTGCTGATATGTCCACTGTCGCCCAGAAGACGGCCCTGACCTCGGGCCGCTCCAAGTTCCAGACCGTCCCTATCGGATTTGTCGCCTATTCGTCCATGGGCACGAACACCACCACGGTCGCGGGCACTCACCTTCGCGCCGAGCTGTTCGTGAACCGCAACTTCACCGCCACCGGCATCGCGGTCCTGAACGGCGCCACGGTCGGCACGGACAAGGGTCAGGTCGCGCTCTACGACTCCAGCGGCAATCTGGTGGCGACTTCGGCTCTGGCCGGCGCGACGACCTCGGGCGCCAATGCGTTCCAGACCTACGCCTTCACCGCGACGGTCAACCTGTCGCCCGGTCAGTACTGGGCCGTGTACCAGTCCAACGGCACGACCGACACGGTTCGCACCATCGCGGTCTCCACCTTCATCGAGACCAACACCGGCAGCGCGACCGGCACGTTCGGCACCCCGCTGAACTTCACCCCCCCGACGACCTTCACGGCCGACAAGGGGCCGATCGCTTACGTGTACTGAGCCCAATAAACAATTGAGTGGATAATGGGCGTTCGCACGGGAAATCCGAAGGGCAGGCCGAAAGGCTCACCCAACAAGGCGAGCGTCGCTCGACAGGCTGAGGTCGAAGCCACTGGCCTCACGCCCCTGGCCTTCATGCTGAGCCTGCTGAGGGATGAGGGGCGCTCCGACGCTGAGCGGTTCGAAGCTGCCAAGCACGCGGCTCCCTACGTCCACCCGAAGCTGTCCAGTGTGCAGGCCGAGGTCGAGGCCAACGTGAACGCCAAGGTATCGGCCGTCGAATGGACTGTCGTTGATCCTCCAGCCAAGGGCGCCTAGAGCGCTCGCGCCGCTTCTCGCCCCAGCCCGCTACAAGGGTGCGTGGGGCGGCCGGGGATCGGGCAAGAGCCACTTCTTTGCCGAGCTACTGGTCGCCAGGTGCGTTCGGTCCAAGACCGATGCGGTTTGCGTCCGTGAGATCCAGAAGTCCCTAAAGCAGTCGGTCAAGAAGCTGATCGAGAACAAGATCGCGGCGCTGGGCGTGTCGCATCTGTTCGAGGCTCTGGAGGCTGAGATACGCGTCGCCAATGGCGGCGTAATCATCTTCCAGGGGATGCAGGACCACACGGCGGAGTCGATCAAGTCCCTTGAGGACTTCGACATTGCATGGGTGGAAGAGGCGCAGTCGCTATCGCAGACCAGCTTGACGCTGCTGCGACCGACCATCCGCCGTCCAGGGTCGGAGTTGTGGTTCAGTTGGAATCCTCGGCGCAAGAACGACCCGGTTGATAAGCTGCTGCGTGGCCCTTCCCAGCCGACCGGCGCTGTCGTGGTGCGGGCCAACTGGGCGGACAATCCATGGTTCCCGCCAGAGCTTGAACAGGAACGGGCCGACGATGCCCGCGACCGCCCAGACCAATACGACCACATCTGGGAAGGAGATTACGCCAAGGTGACGGAAGGCGCGTACTTCGCACAGCCGCTCACCGAGGCCAAGCTCAAGGGCCGCATTGGCAGAGTCAGCGAAGACCCGCTGATGACCTACCGGGCCTTCTGGGACATCGGGGGCACCGGGGCCAAGGCCGACGCCTGCGCGATCTGGGTTGCGCAGTTCGTGGGCCGTGAAATCCGCGTGCTGGACTACTACGAGGCGCAGGGCCAGCCGCTGGCCGCGCACGTCAACTGGTTGCGGGCGAGTGGCTACAAGGCGGCGCTGTGTGTCCTGCCCCATGACGGCGCGACGAACGACAAAGTGTTCGACGTCTCTTACGAGAGCGCGCTGAACGACGCCGGGTTCGAGACCGAGGTTGTTCCGAACCAGGGCAAGGGCGCGGCCAACCAGCGCATCGAGGCGGCTCGCCGGCTCTTTCCGCGGATCTGGTTCAACGAGGCCACGACCGAAGCGGGCCGGGACGCCTTGGGCGCCTACCACGAGCGCAAGGACGAAGCGCGCAACGTGGGGCTGGGGCCTGAGCACGACTGGGCGAGCCACGGGGCTGACGCCTTCGGCCTGATGTGCGTGGCCTACGAAGAACCCAAGAAGCACATGGACCGGCTCGAACAGCCGAATTTCGGGGTGGTCTAGTGGCAAAACGCAAGGTCACGATCGACGACGATGAACTCCTGCGGATCGTCGGTGACGAGCGCAAGATTTCCATCGGCTTCGAGTACGACCACAGCTTGCTCCACGAGCGGGAACTCGCGCTGAACTACGCCAAGGGCCAGATGCCGGATGTGCCGGCCTTGCCCAACCGCTCCAAGGCCGTGTCCACCGACGTCGCGGACGCCATCAACACGGCGTTGCCCGATCTGGTGGACATCTTCATCGGTGGAGATGACGTCGCCACGTTCCAGGCCCTCGGTGAGCAGGACGAGGAGCAGGCGAAGCTTGAGACCGAATATGTCTCGCACGTCATCTTCGACAAGAACCCCGGCTTTATGGCGTTCTACACGCTGATTAAGGACGCCCTGGAATCCAAGCTCGGCATCTGCAAGTTCTGGTGGTCCGAGCACGAGGAGCTTGATGAGAACGACTACACGGTCCCGCCCGATCAGTTCGAGATGGTCAAGGCCATTGCCGAGCAGCAGGGCGCCGAGGTCGATGATGTCGAGACCGAGGAAGACGGCCAAGTCTCGTTCACGGTCAGGACCAAGAAGCAGGTCGGCTGCGTCAAGATCAAGCCGGTTCCGCCCGAGGACTTCTCGTTCGCCCGGGATACGGTCTATCTGCGTGACGGCACCTACTGCAACATGCGCTCGCGGCCTCGCGCCCAGCAGTTGATCGAGGACGGCTACGATCCCGACCTTGTGGACCGGCTGCCCGAATATGGGATGCCATCACAGGTGGAGGTGTTGGCCCAGGCGCGCGACACAGCCAACGAGTCGGTGTTCCGGCCGGCCGGATCGACCCGCCAGCTTCGCACCGTGGAGGTGATGGAGCACTACATCCGCCTGGACCGCAACGGGGACGGCAAGACCGAACTCTGGCGCGTGGTGACCGGCGGGAACGAGACGATACTGCTGGAGGCCGAAGAGGTCGATATGGTGCCGTTCGCGGCCATCACGCCTTACCCGGTCACGCACAGGTTCATAGGTCAATCCCTGGCCGACCTGATGATCGAGATTCAGCGCATCAAGACCGCGCTGCTGCGGATGCTGCTGGACTCGGGCTACTTCGCGCTCAACCAGCGCAATGAAGTCGCCATGTCGGGCGCCAACGAGTGGACGATCAGCGACCTGCTGCGGAACGAGCCGGGCCTGCCGGTCAGGTCGAAGACAGGAGAGGCGGTTCGGCCGATCCAGTCGGGGGCGCTGACCTTCGACGTCACCGGGGCGCTTGAGTACGTCAACACGGTGGCCGAACAGCGGACCGGCATCGTCAGGAACGCGCAAGGGCTCAACCCCGACACGCTGCACGACACGGCGGACGGGGCGCGCCAACTGATCGCGGCGGCGCAGAAGCGTATCCGCATGATGGCCCGCATCTTCGCTGAGACGGGCATCAAGGATTTGTTCCTCGGCGTGCATCATCTGGTGCGCACCCACGCCCAGGAGGTCCAGGCTTACGTTGGCGGCAACTGGGCGAACCTGAACCCGAAGCAGTGGCCCAAGCGCGACCAGCTCAACATCGAGATCGGGGTTGGCTCGGGTGGGCACGAGCATGACATCATCGCCGGCAACCAACTCATGGGGATGCTGGAGAAGGCCGTACAGGCCCAAGGCGGGCCGGATGGAGCCCTGACCAACTCCAAGGCCATCGTGACGGCTGCCGTGCGCCTGACGGAGACGCTGGGCTTCAAAAACGGGGAGCAATACTGGACCGACCCGGCCACGTACAAGCCGCCCCCGCCCCAGGCCGACCCGAAGACCGCGACCGATCAGGCCAAGGTGCAGAACGACCAGCAGAAGCTCCAGGTGGACGCGCAATCGTCGGACGCCGCCCATCAGTTGGCTATCCAGAAGTTCCAGTTCGAGACCCAGGCCCATCAGGACAAGACCGGCCTGGAGAGCCGCAGGCTGGACATCGAAGCCGAGAAGGTGCGCCAGGACGCGCTTGACCGCGAGCACGCCCGGCAACTGAAGGAAGTCGAGACCCACGCCCGTATCGCCCTGGACGCCCGCAAGAACGACCAGACCTATGACGTGGGGATGACGGGGATTCAGGAGCGCCACGCCACGGCCATCCAGACCACGGCCATGAAAGGTCACGTCGAACTGGCGGTTCAGGCTTCAGAGGCTCGCGACGAGCAGATGGAGCAAGACACTGACGGCGACGGCCAGTGAGCGAAGACACCGACTTCGAGACCGCCCAGCGTGGCTATCAGGCCGAACAGGAACTCGCGTTTACCAAAGCCGCCTTCGACAAGGTTCGGACAGCGGCCCTTGAGGAACTGGTGAGGACCGGGGCGGGGCAGGAAGCCAAGCGCGAGCGGTTGATCGTGCTCTGTCAGATCCTCGACGCTGTTCGGGGCGCTGTGACCGAGGTTGCCAATTCAGGCGCCATCGCCCGAGAGGCCTTGGCCCAGCGAGACCTTCTGCGGCCCTAGCGCCGCGCCAATCCAAGGTGATTCATGTCCGAAGCCAACGCGGAAGCGGTGGATAGCGGCGCGCTGTCCATCGACCAGGCTATTGCGGCGATTATCGAGCCCGAGGCTGAACCCGCAGGTGCGGACACCCAACCCGACAACCAAGAACTTGACGCCCCGTCCCCGGGCGATGAGGACGCCAGCGAGCCCGTAGAGGCCGCCGCTGACGAAGACGCGGAAACGCAAGAGCCGGAAGCCCCGGCCGTCGATGCGCCGCATTGGTGGACAGCCGACAAGAAGGCGAAGTTCGCGGAACTCTCACCCGAGCTGCAAGCGATTGTAGCGGAGGAAGAGGCCAACCGGGAACGAGCCGTCTCCAGGCTGAAGCAGGAGGCCGCCGAGAGCCGCAAGCAAGCCGACGCAGAACTGGCGAAGATGGGGGACATTACGTCCCGGCTGACCCAGACGCTGACCCAGGCCGAACAGGTGTTTGCCGGCAAGTGGCCTGCCGAGATTGATTGGGTCGCCACGGCCCAGCAGTACGGCGTCGAGCAGGCTCAGATGCTCAAGCTGGAGTGGGAACGTGACACGCAGCTCCTTGGTCGGCTCGACGCCGAACGGAAGGAAGCTGAGGGCCGCGCATTCCAAAGCTTCGTGCAGGCTGAGTTCGCCAAGCTCCCCGAAGTCGATCCCGAGTTAGCCGACCCGAAACAAGGTGCTCAGCGGCGTCAGACCGTCACTGAATACCTCGTCAAGCAAGGCATCCCGGTCGATCAGGTGAAGCACGCGGGCGCGCTCGAATACGCCCTCGCCCACAAGGCTTTCAAGTGGGACCAGCACGTCGCGGAGCAGGCGAAAGCCAAGACCGCGCTGGCGAATCCCAAGCCCAAACCCGTCCCTGCTGCCCGCACCGTGGCCCCGGCCGCTGCGGCTCCGCAGGTCTCCTCCCGTGAACGCGCCGTCCAGCCGATCCGCAATCGCTTCGCCCAGACGCGAGGGATTGACGACGCGGCGGCGCTCATCCTCGCCATGGACACCCGACAATGACCGCTCCCACGAACATCTCCACCACGCTCTCGGCCATCGGCCAGCGTGAAGACCTCACCGACATCATCTATCGCGTCGCTCCCCAGAAGACCCCCTTCATCTCCAACATCGGCAAGTCCACCGCCAAGGCCCGCTACCACGAGTGGCAGACCGAGACCCTGGCCGCGCCGAGCGCCACCAACGCCCAGCTCGAAGGCGATGACGTCGGCACCCTGGACGCCGAGAACCTGACCAGCCGTATCGCCAACTACTGCCAGATCTTCCGCAAGACCACAGGCGTCGCCCGCACCATCGAGGTTGTGGACAAGGCTGGTCGTGCGTCGGAACTCGCCCGTCAGAAGACCCTCAAGGGGATCGAGATGCGGCGCGACATGGAGACCCGCTTCATCGGCAACTATGCGTCGGTGGCGGAATCCGGCGGCACCTCGCGTAAGTCGGCGGGCATCCTGGCTTGGCTGACCTCGAACGTGTCGCGCGGCTCGGGCGGTTCCTCGGGCGGCTTCTCCACCGGCATCGTGGCGGCCGCGACCAACGGCACCCAGCGGACCTGGACCGAGACCCTGCTCAAGTCGGTGCTCGCCACCGCGTTCAACAACGGCGCCGAGCCCAGCCAAATCTACATGGGCGCGACCCAGAAGCAGGGCTTCTCCGGCTTCACCGGCATCGCTGACATCCGCAAGGACGCCGGCAGCGGGCAGGCCACCATCATCGCCGGTGCGGAAATCTACGTCTCCGACTTCGGCCAACTGGTGGCGATCCCGCACCCCTACGGCCTGACCCGCGACGCGGTGCTGGTCGATCCCAACCTCGTGGCGGTGGCCACGCTGGACGGGTTCAAGGCCCAGGAACTCGCCAAGACCGGCGACTCCACCCGCGTGATGATGACCGCTGAGGCCACCCTGGAGTGCCGCAACGAGAAGGGTCACGCGGCGGTCGCTGACCTGAGCTGATTGAACTAGGGGCGGCTCAATCGCGGGCCGCCCCGCTTTCCAAGAGGATTCCATGGCCCGCAGGCCCGTTGCTCTCGCTGACACCACCAAGGTCCAATGCCGCGTCCTCAAGATGGGCGATGGCAAGATTCAGACCGGCGCCCACGCCACAGCCGATCTGCTGCGTGATGACGACAGCGGAGACCTGTCCTATCCGACCTATGCGTTCGGGGACGTGTTCGAGGTCGAACGGCCCATTGGCGAAGCGCTCGAAGACCGGGGCTTCGTGGAAATCCAATCCAAATGAGCCTCAAGCCCTTCCTCCCCGCTGAATGGGAGGGCGACGTCAACATGTTCTGGCGCGATGACGGGGACGGCACCGGCTCGGTCATATCCGTGCAGGACGTCGCCCCGCTCATCGAGGCCAACAAGGCGGCCTACAACCACAACGACGGCTATTCGCCCAGCCGAGAGCTTCGCCGCGCCGCGTACATCCCCAACATCATCCGCGACAAGTGGCTGAACGAAGAGGGGTGGGACGCCTACCGGCCCGACCTCTACGGCGACAAACTGGTTCAGAAGCTGAACGATCCGGAATGGCGGTATCTGCGCACCGCGCCGGGCCGGCTGTCCTACACCAACGGAAGGGTTCGATAGATGGCCCTGGACGGCACGGCAACGGGTCTCAGGGCCTCCATCGCGGACTGGCTGCACAGGTCCGACCTGACCAGCCAAATCCCCGACTTCATCGCCATGGCCGAAGCCCAGATGAACCGGCGCCTGCTGGTCCGTCGCCAGCTTACCCGGCTCACGGTGACGATCTCGGCCGAGACCCTGGCCCTGCCGTCCGACTTCAGCCATGTGCGCTCGTTTCGGATCACCGACGATCCCATGCCGCACCTGAAGTTCGTTTCCATCGAGAAGATGGCCGAACTGAAGGACAACGACACCTATTCGACCTGTCCCCAGGTCTACACGGTGACGGGCGGCGAGTTCGAGTTTTACCCGGTTCCTGGGGCCAGCTACGCCGCCAAGCTGGTCTACTACAACAACCTGCCGCCCCTGGCCTCCAACGCCTCAAACTGGCTGCTGACAAGCCACCCCGACGCCTACCTGTACGGCTCGCTGGTGCAGGCCGCTCCGTACCTGCGGGACGACGAGCGCTTGGCGGTGTGGGGTCAGCTTTTCACGACCGTTCTGGACGACATCAACAGCCAGTCGGTGGCTGAAGGCATGGGCGGCGACCTCTCTCCCGGCGGGCAAGGACTGGTGATCTAATGAGCCTCGAATCCGGGACCTATATCGCCGACCTGAATACGTCCAACCCGTCAGGGTCGGACCCGAAGGCCCAGGGCGACGATCATCTTCGGCTTATCAAGACGGTCGCTAAAAACAGCTTCCCGGGCTTTACCGGTGTGGTCATGTCCACCGGCACGGAAACCGGATCGGGCAACGCCTTTGCGGTGACGCTGTCCCCGGCCCCGGCCAGCTACACGCCATTGCTCAACAGCGTGATCGTGTTTAAGGCCACGCACGCCAACACCGCCGCCTCGACGCTGAACCTGAATGGCCTTGGCACAAAGACCATAAGGGACATTGACGGCAACGCCCTGACGAGCCCCGAAATCGTCAGCGGGGCCATCGTCGCGCTCTATTTCGACGGGACGGACTTCTTCATCATTTCGGGCAATGACCGCGCCCACCGCAATGGAGACGTCTACACCGGCACGCATGACTTCACCGGCGCGACGGCCACCGTCGCAACGGGTGCGGGCGGGACGGCGGACACGACTGCGGCCTCTACGGCGTTCGTAGACACGTGGTTCGCCAAGAAGGCGTCACCGGCCCTCACCGGCACGCCCACGGCCCCCACGGCGAGCCTTGGCGACAACTCGACCACGCTGGCGACCACGGCCTTCGCGACCCGGCTTGCGTTTCAGGCGGCGTTGCCGGCGCAAGGGGCGGCGACCAATCCATCCTTCCTCTATACGAACGGTTCGGCAGCGGCGTGGGCCTATACCATCGCCAGTCAGGCCGAAGCCCAGGCGGGCACGTCGGCTCTGCGCCTGATGACGCCGCAGCGCACCTCCGACGCCATCGCCCAGCTTTCAAGCCAAGGCCCTATCTTCTTCGGCGACGCCTCGGACGGCAACGTCACCGTGTCGGGCTCGGTCACGCTGTCGCGCGACATGTTTTACAACAACCTGACCATCGCTGCCGGGGCGGCGCTGAACACCAACGGATGGCGCATCTTCGTCGCCAATACGCTGGACATCTCGGCGGCCCCTGCGGGTGCGATCTATTGCAACGGTGCAGCGGGTGGCGCGGGGTCGGGCATCACGGGCGGGACGGCCGGCGGCGCCTTGTCGGCCCAGGCCCTTGGCGGCTCCGGTGCGGGGCGTGCGGGCGGGACGGCCGATGGGGCTGGAGGCAATGGCTCCGCGGGAACGACCTCGGCGGCCACGGGCCAGAATGGCGGCAAGGGCGGCGGCGGGGCCATTGGCGGAACCGGCGCATCTTCGACGCCTGGCGGGGCTGCTGGCGTCACCTCCATCACGGCGAGCCTGGTTCGCCTCGCCCGCACAAATCTGTTTGTGAGCGAAACGTCTACGACCCCGGCGGTCGGCGGTAATGGCGGCTCTAGCGGCGGCGGAGCCGGCGGCGATAGCGGCAACGGTAATATAGGCGGCGCTGGCGGCGGAAGCGGCTCCGGTGGCGGCGTGGTCGGCATTTGGACGCGCGTCATCAACCGGGGCGGCTCAACGGCGACCGGCGCGATCCAGGCCCTTGGCGGTGTGGGTGGCGCGGGCGCTAACAGCGCCGCTGTGAACAATCCGGGCGGCGGTGGCGGCGGCGGCGGTGGCGGTGGGGGGTGGATTTATCTGATCTGCCAATACCTGACCGGCTCCACGGCCACGAACGCCATCGACGCGACGGGCGGGGCGGGCGGCAAGGGTGGCGACGGCCACGGCTCGGGCAAGGGCGGGGGCGCGGGAGGCACCGGCGAGGGTGGCCGCATCACCATCGTCAACCTGTCCACCTTGACCTACGCCGAGACCAAGGGCGCCTCGCAGACGGCGGCAACAGCGGCCAGCGGAACGACGACGGGCGTGGCAAGCCAAGCCGCCTCGACGTTCCAGGCCAGCCTGTAGGGGATCGGACATGCGCAAGGTCTACATCGTTGACCACGACGAGCCGGGCACGGATGAAGACGTGTCTGCGGCGACGGACGCGGGGGCCAGCGAAATCATCTGCGGCATCCCGCCCGCGCTGGCGCAGCTTGGGATTTCGACCTTCGGCTATCACGAGATTGCCGACCCGGACGCGCCCACGCCCCCGGACAAACATGCGGAACTGGTAGCTGCTGGATTCAGTAGCGCCCAGGCAACCGCCATCCTGGCTATCGTCGGTTAAATGGCCTTCGTCCGCATCCCACAGGCCGGGCAACTCGGCGTCAATGCGGACCTGTCGTCTGCCGAACTGCCTAACAACGCCTGGACCGATGCCCGCAACGTCCGATTCCTCGACGGGATGGCGTTCCAGTTTCTCGGCCATGGCGAGGTCTACCCTTCGGCCTCGGTCATCCCCTACCACGTCATGCCGGTCTATGTGGGGGCAAACCGCTATTGGCTTTATGCGGGCCTCAGCAAGATTTACTGCGTCTCGGGCTATACCGGATCGACGGTCCATACGAACCTGACGCGCCAGACGGCCGGGGTTGACGTCAACTATAGCGGCGCGGCCAACGCCTGGACCTCCACGAGCCTGTCGGGCATCGCGATCCTGAACCCCGGCAATACGTCCGACCCGCCGCAGCGCTGGGACCTCGACGTCACCCACAAGTTCGTCGCCCTCGATAACTGGCCTGCCTCCACCTATTGCCGGTCGCTACGGGCCTATCGCAACTTCCTCGTGGCCCTCAACGTGACCAAGGGGAGCACGAACTACCCGTATATGGTCAAGTGGAGCGCCCCGGCCGTTCCTGGGGCTGTGCCGAGCTCATGGGACGAGACCGACACGACCAAAGATGCGGGCGAAACCGACCTGGCCGAGGGCGCCGACCCGGTGCAGGACGGCCTACAGCTCGGCCCGAGCTTCATCATCTACAAGGAACGGTCCATCTGGCGGATGGACTACACGGGCGGGCCTTACGTCTTTTCGTTCACCAAGGTTCTGGGCACCTCGGGCGCCATGAACCGCAACTGTGTGGTCGAAATCGACGGCTATCACGTCGTTCTGACCAATGACGACGTTTTGGTCCACGACGGGCAATCGTCCAACAGCATCCTAGACAAGCAGACCCGCCGCAAGCTGTTCCAGTCCATTGACGCGCAGAACACCGGGCTTTGCTTCGTCTTCAAAAACCCGTTCCTGAACGAAGTTTATGTCTGCTACCCAGAGGCCGGCAACTCGGTCCCCAACCTCGCCCTGGTCTGGAACTTCAAGGACAAGACGGTTGCCTTCCGGGAAATCCCGAGCCTATGGCACGCCAACTTCGGCCCGGTCGAAAGCAGCGTTTCGCAGCCTTGGGATGCGGATAGCTCCCCCTGGAACTCTGATATTTCGAGCTGGAACACGGCCGAATTCACGCCCGACACCGTGCGTGTCCTGATGGCCTCGAACGATCAAAAGCTCTACCTTCTGGACTCCTCCACCACCTTCAACGGCTCGATCCCCACGGCCTATCTGGAGCGCCGGGGGCTGGCCTTCGACCTTCCCGAGCAACGCAAGCTGGTTCGCGGCATCCGGCCCCGGATCAAGGGCGTGACCGGCGAGACCGTCATCCTGAAGGTGGGCGCCGCGAACGACGCCTATTCCGACCCGACCTATACCAGCATGACCTACACGTTCGGCCAGTCAAACCCGGCCTGCGATTGCCTGGTGAGCGGCCGGCACATCGCGGTCAGGGTCGAAGGCGGCACCGCCTATCAATGGCGTTTGGACAGCTTCGACCTCGACGTTGAGCCCGAGGGCTACTGGTGAGGACCGGCAACCTCGGGACGGCGTCTTACACGCCCACGACGGTCCCGGACGGCCCCGATGCGCTCCCGGCCTATCTGCAGATGGAACTGCAACGGATTTCCGCCGCCGTCACCGCCCTGGCTTTGGGCCACCTCGATAAGACCTACGTTGCGCCCACCAAGCCGCGCGAAGGGGATATGCGGCTCGCAGACGGGACAAAGTGGAATCCGGGGTCCGGTGCGGGGTTCTACGGCTATTACGGCGGGGCCTGGGTCAAGCTCGGATGAACCTTCCCGAAATGGCGGCTCTGGACGAGAACTGCGCTTCGATGTTCCGCCGGGCGCTCAAGGACAACGCCTCGGCTATCGACTGCCTTAGCAAGCTTTTCCAGATCGCCCACATCCTTGACGACCTGATCGACAAGGACCGCACGCCCACCGATGACGAGATAGCCGCCGCCTTCTGGCTGGCCCTGGTCGATGTGCCGGAAAATGCGTTCTTCCAGGCTCATGCGTCAGTGCTGCGGCCGATCCTGGCGAGCGCGATGCTGAATTGGCTGACCGCCAACAAGTTGGAATACGGCGCGGACGAGGCCGATCACCGGATCGCCTTCATCCTGCGAAGCTCTTACGTCGATTTGCTCTCGATGGGCGCGTTCCTTGTGGGCGGCTTTGCGTGGGCGACTGAGATAGGCCCCGAAATCCGTCGCTGGGTACACGACGAGGGCTTCGACCAATACCTCCTTAACCTTGCCACCGAAAAGGGGGCTTAAGCCATGGCATGCGGCACTACTGCCAGCGCCAAGACCGACACCACGAACGGAAACAGCGCGTCGAACATGACGCGCACTAATCCGCAGTGGGTCACCGATACGACCCAAGGGCTCGCCGGCCAGATCGGTAATGCGGCGTCGGCCGATCCGCAAAGCTACGTGGCCGGGCCGAGCGACCTTCAGAACCAGCAGTTCGGCTTGGCCGGGGGTCTCGGAGCAACCGGGGCCGCAAACCTGACCCAGGCCGGGCAGATGGCCGGGGCGGCGCAGACCCCCAATACGGCCATGTATGGCGGCTACAACCCCGCCATGATGAACGGCGCCACGATCGCCCCGACCGCCATGGCGCAGGGCCAGACGGCGGCGGGTGGGATCGGCTCGTACCTCAATCCGTACAGCGATTATGTCGCCGGCAACACGCTGAACGAGATGGACCGCGCTCGCCAACTGACGCTCAATCAGAACGGGCAGGGCGGGGTTCTCGCCGGACAATATGGCGGCTCGCGTCAAGGCGTGCTCGACGCCAACACCAATCGCGACTTCCTCACCACGGCGGGCAACACGCTGGGGAACATCTATTCGAGCGGGTTCAACACCGCGCTTGACGCCTCCAACAGCGACGCCAACCGGGCGCAGGCAGCCAACCTCCAGAACGCCCAGGCGCAGAATACCTCGAACCTCACGCAAGCCCAACTGGACCAGCAGGCGTCTGCCGCCAACCAGGGCGCCAACAATCAGGCGTGGCAGTACAACGCGGGCGTCTACAACGCGGGCAACCAGTTCAACGCGGGGCAGGCGGACAACGCGGCAAATCGTTCGCTGGCGGGCTCGCAAATCCTCGGCGGTCTCGGCAACACGAACCTCAACTATCTTGCCAACGCGGGGTTCACGCAACAGGGGCTCAACCAGGCCCTGGCGGGCGCGCCGCTCTCGGTCCTGCAACAACTTTCGCAGACCTACGGCTCCCTGCCGCTCGGCCTTTTCAGCGGCACGAACACCAACAATACCAACCACTCGAACACGACGAGCCTCGGCGCGACGGCCGCCGCCAGTTTTCCGTAGGGGAATCGCATGGGCCTTTTTTCTGCCTTCGATCCGACGATTAACTTCAACCCGGCGCCCCCGCCCGCCCAGCCGCCCGTGCCCCAACCGCCGGTCTGGGGACAGCGTGGGGCCGTGGGGGACATGCTGGACAATATGTTCCTCGGCGGGACCATCCAGGCCACCCGCAAGGAAGAATACCAGCGGGCGATAGCCGATTATCAGTCCCGCATGCAGCAGCAGATTCTTGCCAGTTTGCCGCCGGAACAGCGGGCGGCCTACATCGCCAACCCGGCTGAGTTCGGCAAGGCCATGTCCGAAGGGCTGTTCAAGCCCATCACCGCAGAGGCCAATCAGCGGGTTGTGACCAATGGTGCGACCGTCAATGGTGGCCCCGGCCTCGTGACCATTGACGACAATTCCGGCCAGGCCGTCAACAGCATGAACGGGCCGCTCCCGATCCCAGCGTTGGGCGGCGACATCGACCCGACAACCGGCGTCTCGAGGCGCAGCGGCGTTCAGTTTCCCGTGGCGATCTTCAACAAGGTCGCTCCAGGCGAAACGGGGAAATACACCGCGCCGCCCGGCCTACAGCCCGGCCTACAGCCCGGCCTACAGCCCCCCATGGGTCCGAATGGCGCCCCCGGCCCCATGCCTGTCCCGTCGCAAGGTCCGGCTCCGGTCCCCGCCGCTGGACCGCCGGCCATTCCGCAGGTTCCTGGCGTCCCCGATCCCACGGCGCTGATGCGGGGCCTTCCCGGCGCGCAGATCACGTCAGGCCTTCGCACCCCGGCTCACAACGCGGCTGTGGGCGGCGTGCCGAACTCCTATCATCTGACCGGGAACGCCTACGACATCACGCCCCCCAAGGGCGTTTCCATGGCCCAACTGGCGACAGCGGCGACGACCGCGTTCCCTGGCGTCAAGGCGATCAACGAAGGCAACCACGTCCACCTTCAGCCGAACGCCAATGTTCCGCGGCTGCCGTCGAGTTTGCAGGGGGGGATGGTAAGCCCGCCCATGAGCGTCCCCGGCTTGCCTGGCCTCCAGCAAAGGCAGCCTGACGGCACGTACAAGCACCTGGACGGCACGGGCCTCACCGCCGACGACGCCCTCAGGATGGGTAAGAACGTGCTGGATGATCCAAGCTATCGGATGGCCCAGGAGTCGGGCGCGGCATTCAAGTCCATGGTCTCGCTGGCTGGGCAGAAGCAGGGCGGGATGCGCGCCTACGCCTTGCGCGACACCTTCGCCCGCACGATCAACCCGGGGGCCGTGGCGCGCTCGGGGACCATCGAGGCGATCAAGCAGTCGCAGGGCGTCCCGGCCAACGTGCAGGCTTACCTCCTGAACCTCAAGGGCGACGGCGACGTTCCCCCGCAGATCGTGCAGCAGATCATCGCCGCTGCCGCGCCGTTCGCTCAATCCCATTGGGACGCGGCCAACGCGCTCAATCAGCATTACGCCGGGATCGCCAAGGGCAGCGGCCTTGATCCGCGCATGGCGACGGCCCCGCTCGATCAGCGCCCGGCCGTTCCGGCTGCTGCAATCGTGCCGGTCTCCAACCCCGCCCAGGCGATGGCCCTCCCGCCCGGTACCCGCTTCCGCGGGCCAGACGGCAAGATCAGGATTCGTCACTGATGCGCGATCCCTACGACGCCTTCTCGTCTCAGGTGGCCTCGCCCGGCGATGCTGTGGCGCCCGTGGATGTCGTTGCGCCCAGCCTGAAGGACGCCCCCATGAGCACGGCCGGGGCCGACCCCTACGCCGCGTTCTCGGACGAGTACAACCAGACCGCTCCCAACCAGCAGGGGACCGGCGACGAGGTCTTGGGCTTCATCACCCACGCCGACCACGCGTTCCAACGCATGAACGCCGTCAACCCGGTTCGCTGGGGGCTCAACAAGATGTTCCCCGGCCAGTTCCCGGCCAACACCGACCAGAGCGCCCCCACCAGAGCCCTTACGGCCCAATACGCGGCCCAGGGCAAGACGCCGGGCATGTTGGGGAACATCGCCGGGGATGCG